CTAGCGGCGTTTTTCTTGATGAACTCGGCCGCGCCCATCGCCTCACGCTGCCGCCAGTTTTCAAATCCAGTCGGATCGTCTGGAATGTCAGCCAGGTCTTGATCCAGCGAGCCAAACTGCTGCATCACCGGCCCAAGATCGGGGTCCGAGTGCTGCAACCGAACCAGTTCACGCGCAGCCTGCGGCGTAGGTGCCCTAAGCACCCTCTCGCGAAACATAGCGGTCTTCTCAACTTGCGCCTTGCGCCTGCGCTCGGCCTGCGAGGCTTCAAGATTTGCTTGAAACTCTTGGCGGCGCATAGACATCAAATCGCGCTCTTGAGCAAGTTTTTGCTGCGCCAGCGCGTTTTGAGCGGCAGCCTGCTGCCCAGTGGCGAACCCTGCGTATAGGTTAGTCGGGCCGTCCGGGCGCAAGATGTTGTAGTCTACTGCCATGATTTAGTCCTTATCTGAACACGCCGTAGCTGCGTAGCTCGTCCATCTGACCCCCACCGCCAAAGCCCGCAGGGCCAAAGCCGCCGCCGCCCAAATAACTTCCAAGGGCGCTGCCCAGTTGACCGTAAGCCGACCCACGAGCGCGTTGTGCGGCAAGCATCGCGTTGGCAGAGTTGCTGCCTTGGTCCATGTACATACCGCCCACGCTTCGACCAAACGTGCCAGCCGTGTCGCTTAATCTGTTGCTTGCTGTCTGCCCCACACCTGCCAGTGATTGCAGCGGGTTGAGCCTAGCCTCGCGCTCGGCTTGGTAACGATTGAAAGCATTCATGTACTCTTGCGAACCGAGGTCTTGCCCAAATCGTTGCGTCGCCTTAAGCGTAGCGCCTGACAGCAAACCACCACGAGCCGCAGCCGACCGCTCCAAAGCTTTTTGGCCTTCGGATAGCCGGAAGCCGTAGCCTGGGTCGGCTTGGAATTGCTGCATTCCGAACGGCGTGTATTCGGTCGCCAGCGGAATTAGCTTGTTAAGCGCTTGCTCGCCAGCTACTTGATATGGGCGCCCCAATTCAAGTTGCTTGTTGAACATCTCGCGCTGCAAATCGATTGCGCGGTTCGCAGCTTCAGATTGAGCGCGGGATGCGTCTCTGATGGCGCCGGTTTCACCACCGCCAAGGGCTTCTTCTGCCGCGCCACCAAGACCCATGCCCAGAGCGGCGCCAGCAGGGCCGCCAAGAAAGAAGCCCGCAGCCCCGCCGAGTAGTCTACCGAAACTCATGTCAGGCTCCTTAAGTCACTTCGCGTCCACTGACGCGCATGTTGATGGCGCTGGCAGTTCCAGCAATTGTACTGATGAAGTCGCCGATGCCAAGCACTTGACCCACCAGTTCGGGGAAGGTGTACACCTCGGACGGCTGAAGCGTCTTGGTCTTGGTAATCAAGTTCTGGTTGCCGGCCGAGCCAGCAGCCGTGACGAGGTTGACGCTGATCGTCGCAGCGCTGGCGCTGTAGTTCGTCGCGGTGAACTTGTCGATGATGGTCGTCACGCCAGTCGCGGTGTACTGGGTGGTTTGGCTGTTCTCAACCGTCTTGGCCGGAACGAGGACTTTGACTGAAACGGTCATGGCTAGACTCCCTGTAGTGTCGGCACAGAGGCTATCGACACAGTTAATATGGCTGACGGCGTGGCCGGACGAACCGGCCCGGTTTGTGCAGCAATGTACTGAATTGTAGTGGAGGCGTTAGTAGTTGCCCACATCAACTCGATGTATTCGTCAGCGGCTAAATCAACAAACAAGTTCAGCGCGCCGATTAAGTGGCCGTCTATGCTGCCGTGCCGATTGGGCACGGAAAACTGGCTGTTAGTGTCAGGCACATCTACGCCGTTTTTACGCATCCAAATATCGGTGTCGTGGATGTTGTTGTCGGTGTTTACAAATTGAACGCTGAACTGAATGTTGTACGTCCCGGCAATCTCACACCTGACCTTGGACTTGCAGGTGCCGGTGATGGTCGTAGACGCTACGGTCTGCGACACGCTGACCTGATAGGTGCCGGTGCTGCCGTCCGTGCCAGTCAACTGAGACACGATGCGAGTTCCAGCCGTAACGCCGGTGCCCGTGATTGTCATGCCAGGGTAGATTGGCCCCGAAGTGATCGCTGTCACCGTCATGGTGGTCGTGGCAATCGACGCAGTGAACACGGCTGTGCGGTCTTCTATCGTGACGTTCTTGCTGAACTGCGTGGTGTCGTACAGCAGCGGGTACGCCGTAGTTGTTGAGCCGTCAGGCTGGTTGGCCGTGCTGTAAAAGGAGCCGTATACAAACTGCGGAATCTGCGGCGTGGTAATCGGCGCAGATTGAAGCGCGTCGATCTGCTTTTGCAATTCGGCTATCTGCGACACCAAAGCCGAGCAGCAGTCTGCCAACGCTTCTGCCTGAATTTGCTTAGCCAACTCATCGCTCAAATCAGCCGCAGGCGGCAGCGTCTGCAACTCTTGCCGCACGGCGTCGAGCGAAGCCTCAAGGGACGCAATCGTTGACTCGGCGCTGAACGTAAGCCCCGAGTCGTCAATGATCGCCGTGGCCGCGTTGTTGAGCGACAGGAAGAACAAATACCAAGCCCTGTCGATCAACCCCGTGCGGGGGTCGATCAACGGCACCCGTGGCGGGGTGATTGGCGTCGGCGTCGCGTTAGGGCTAGGCATTCGTTGGACTCAGAATCAACTCTGCGCCCATGATGCTAATCTTGACCGGATCGGTGCCCGATAGCTCATAAACGCGGTCGCGCAGCTTCAGGGTCATGCCCATGCGCCGCCAGAACACCCGGCGGTAGTATTCGCCGATCTTGCCGATCTGCGCCCAGTGCTCATTGCCCCAAGTGTGGCCGCCGTCGTCCGACCAGCGCAGCATAACCTCGGGGTTGCTGCCTTGGCCCAGATTCAGGCCAGTACCGGCCTCAATGTCCAATTGCAGGCTGTGCTGCGCGGTGCGCTTGAGATTGTTCTGGCCGGTAGGCAGCGCCCGCCACGACCGCAGCCACTTTTGAATCTGGCCGTTGTCCGAGTAGTCGTCCAGATCAAAGGCGTAGATGTTGCCGTTCTCGTAGTCGCCGACGACCACCTTGTTGTTGAACGCCATCTGGCAGTTGCTGCGGTGCCGGGTGAACTCGCCGTTGCTCCAGCCAGCCCGCTCGTGCCAGGCTTGGGTGGCGGCGTCGTAGACCCAGGTCGTGTTGGCGCTCGGGAAGATCAGCACATAAAAGCTGTGGCCGTCTTGCTGGTAGGTGTACGCGATGGCGTCCGACAGGTCGCTGTACTGCTGAATCTGCCACTCGACGGCGTGGGTGCTGATGCGCTGGCCGGTGTAGCCGTTGGCCCGGTAGACCATGCCTTGGCCCCGGCGGTCACGCCCAAGCCAGAACAAGGCGTTGTCCATCTTGGCAACCGAAAACGGGGCCGCGCAGCCCAGCTCGTTAAACGCGCCTTGGATGCGCTGGAGCGGGAAGTCGGTCGCGCCGGAGTCGTACCAAACCTCAATCGAGTTGGTGCCAAAGGCCCAGATTTCGCGGAAATTAGACGCCACGGCAACCAGCCCGTCAGGCGAGCCCTCGGTGCTGGCAAACTCCAGCGGGTCAATCGACGTGCCGTCCAGCAGCGCCGTGATCCACATCTTCTGGCTGTTCGGCTCGTTGAAAACGAAGTAGCCGTCCAGATACGCCACGGTTACTGCGCCGGGGAAGTCCGGGTCGGTGATCTGCCCAAAGGCGTTGGTCGTGTTGTTGTAGATGTAGCTCGGGCCGTTGGCCGCAATAAACAACTGGGTGCCGTTGTCGGCCATGCTTACCGGCCCGGTGCCCGCCACAGTGCCGATCAGCGTAGCCGCGTAGCTGTTGTTGATCTTGTAGAGTTGGGTGCCCGACACCACGAAGCCCGTGCCGTCCTGCGGCGAGAAGGCCCACAAGCCACGGATTGGGCCGGTGCCCACGCTGGCGAGAAACTGCAAGCCTGGGCAGCGCTGAAGGTACGCAGGCTCTTTGCCGCCCTCGGGCACGATCTCGGGGAACAGGTTGACCATGCGGGCGTCGGCAGCGTTGACGCTGCGAGCCACATAGGTCGAGCCAAGGATCGGCGTCTTCATCAGTAGTTACCCGCATAGATGTTGTACCGCTGGCGCGTGGCGATCAGCGAGTACGGCATCGACATCACATCGTCCGGGTTGTTGATGCGCTTCAAGTTGCGCTTGCTGGTCATGGCGATGCGCTGCACTTGGGGCGACGGCTCGACGCCAAACTCAGGCGCAAACTCGCAGGCCAAGTTGTAGGTGAACGCCCGCAAGTAGCCCGGCGGGAACAGCAGGTCGGTCGCCAGCGTCGCGGGCTGGTCAATCTCCTGCACACTGATGAAATGGAACTCCAGCAGCCGGGTTGGGCGCGGGTAGATGTTAATCGTAACGTCCGGGTAGGTCATGTTGACGAACATGACCTGGGGAAAGGTTGATGTCACCGTTTTGACCGCGATGCCGTTGTACTGCTGCTGGTTGATCAGCTTGATGCCGTAGGACACGCCCGTGCCGGGGTCTTTGAAATACGTGGCGTCGTCAACCAGAATGGGCCTGATGGCCGTGCCATTCAGGCGCACCAAGGAGCCGGTGGGGCCAAGGGTTTCTTCGATGGAGCCGACCGGCCAGTTGACAATCTG